TCTTCGATTGCTGCCGGCTCATCTGGGATAAATTCTTCTGCATTGGCGTTCTGCTCGATTTCTTCCTGTACTTCTCTGTATGTGGCGTCCATCATGTTATATTCGTAAGCCTGCACTGGATTGTCCCATCTTTTAGGAATAGACTTCATAATGTTGTTTCGCATCTTACGAATAATCATTGATTCTCTTGACTGTGTTTCGTAATAAGACGGTGAAATGTACGGTCTTAACTCCTCGCAATCAATGATTGCTTCCAGCTCTCCAATGTCAGCGACCTTTTTCATGATCTCTTTTTTCTTTGCTTCAATTTGAGCTTTCTGCGCATCTGTAGCTTTATATCTGTCTACACAAATTCCAAACGTTTCATTCTGGAGATTATTTTTAATGTGTGCTGCAAGGTTCTTCAGTACATCTGCTCTTTCGCAAGAAAGATATTCAATATGTCCATCCTTATACTGAATTGGATATACGATACGGACTACCTTACCTACGCCAGATTCTTCCCATTCTGGCGGTGTGATCTCTACGCCCTTATGTCTCGGCGGTGTATATTTGTCGCCCTCTCTAACTTTCCAGTACGGGAATACTTTAGCCACATTGACACCATATCTACTTACAAGAGCGTCATTTCCATCGCCCTCAATCGCAAATTCGATTTTCTTCTCCCACTGTGCCGGTTTTCCTTTTCCTGCTACATTCACGTTTCTGATCTGGAAATAACATTCTCTCGGCTGTGCGTTTGCGTTCAGCTTCAATGCTGCTACTTTCTGCATAACAGACTTTAAGTTTGATGTATTGACCGATTTCATATCAGTTCCACTTTCGTGAATCATCTGATAAATAGCCGCCATTGCTGACACTACGCATTCTTTTGAATAGGAATCAAACTCCATTCCTCTTGTTTCTAAATCTTCTTTCATCAGGTCTACATAGCTGTTTGTCCATACTGAAAGAGTGGTGTTAAATGCTTTTGCTTCTGCCATTTTTATTCTCCTTTTCTGATAATTATTAAACTTCTGTTACCGTCATATCTCCCTCAGCAACTTTCAAGAAAATCAACTGTGCATCCGCCTTAATACCTGCCAGACTGCTGTTGTCCAATTCTGCTGCACAGTCTACGAATATCGGATAACTCACGCCGTAAAACTTCTGTAATCCGTCCATGATGGCAATTTTGCCTTTCATCATCAGGGCTGTATTGGCGTTCCCGACCAGTTTCTTCCAGCCACCATCCTTGTCCTGCACGTACCAGATGCAAGCATCTACTACTTCACCATTCTTCTGCGTATCGAATAGTTTCACCTTAACCCCGTCAAAATACTGGTTTACTGCATCTTCAAGGGCTGTATTCTTCGCCATACTCAGGGATTTCAGTTCATCCAGAATCATCTGTGCATCAGCCTTGCTCTGTGCGTACTGCTTCTGACTTTCCTGAAGCTTCTCGATCTGTTCGTCAATTCGGACATTGTTGTTGGCTTCTCCGATTTTCTGGTTGACTACTGCCAATTCCTGTTTTTTACCGGACAACTGCTCTGAAAGCTGTTTCTTCGCTTCTTCGCCATCGTCCAGAGAATTAAGTTCCTGCTGTTTCTCTTTGATTGATGCAAGAATCTGCTGATATTCGGCGTTTCCTGAGAAATCTGGTTCTTTCGGTATAGCTTCCAAATTCTTGTTTTCTGCGTCCAGAGAAGTTTTGATCTGCTCTAATTCATCTGCCAGTTTGGAAATTTCA